TTAGTTATCGGCTTTCTTTTTCGACTGCTCTTCGATTAGATGTTGGATTGTCAACATCACCAATACCAGTACCATAATAATCGCACCAGCAGCACGTTCCTTTGCACTGGCTCCATCGCCATCAGACAGCCAAACTGCCGCCCACATTGCGCAGATAACGACCAACGTTTGAACCACTCTAATTTGTCTCATTTTTTAACTTTTACGTTTTCGTTTATACTTCTTCTTTCTCATACACCTGCAATGTCTCAGAACCTGAGCGGCATTGCATCGCCATTTACCATTTTGGCTATTAGACGGCTTATCGCTATCAATCTCCCCAGCTTCAATTAGCCTCAACAACTTCTTCTCACCACCGACTATATACGCAGCTTTATCCTTACTAAATGCCTCAGTAGACATCACATCAAGAATACTGTCAAGCAATATCTCAGCAGTGCCATTTGCATACGCCACGTCCATAATTCTAAGTGATACGGGTAACAGTAAAAATACCCTTCTCATTATCGGATTTTATCTCCCATTTCTTCTCAGGTTCCTTTTCCTTAAGCCGATAAGATATCAGATTAAGGACATATGCCCTCTTGGAAATAGGAAAAACCTCTTTTGCATCCTTCTCCATCTCACGGATGATGCACATTACACTTTTCTTATTTTCTTCCATATTAGTTATTTAACTGATTATTATATGATTATAAAAAGACCTCCGATTCAAGATTATTCGCTAATGTAAATTGAACCGGAGGATTGCTTAACTTTGAAGTGTCAAATAAAAAATTAAGCTTATATGAATGGTTATTTAGATTTGGTAGAACACTACCAGAGCGTTCTTGAAAAAAGAAACGAATGGACTTTTAGAGTCCAAAGCACTTTTTTAGCCGTAGCATCCGCTATGTTCGCGGTAATCGTATCTTTAAACAGTTCTTCCACGGACAGCACTTGCAGCAGGATTCTCCTTGCCATTGCTGTTTTATTGGATATATTATGTATCCTTTTCTCAAGTATTTCCCTATACGAGAATAAAGTAGAGAACGACAAGACTGCTCACACCTGCTATCATAGAATAGAACAATATATCCACGAGGATGTGTCTTTAGATATTCTCTCATTACATAAAGGTAGCGAGAGAGGTAAGCTCTTTTTATTTTGTGAAAAATGGTCTTATATTTCATTCTTTATATTCATTTGTGCGTTAACGATATACGCCTTACATAAATTCTTACTCATGTAAAACAACCATTTGCATATCATTAAATAGTTTATCTAACAATAGCTGGTATAGTTATGAATGCAAATGTTATGAGTATTGATATTAGAAACATCCAAAAGGCAGGAAATACCCAACAATCCATTCCCCTGAATTCAAAGGGTCTCCTATATTTGTTGGATTTCCAAGCTTCATAAAGGACTATAGGCATAAAAATATGGCTGCACGCCCAACCAATCATAAGGGCATATATTTGAAAATCAGAGCATAATATAGTTTCCATAAGAAATTATTTATTTATATTTAATATAAAAGAAAGGGTACGCCTTCATACTGAAGCTAAAATGTCACTTAAAACTTTTACAGAAAAATGAAAAACGTACCCATTATTTTTTTGAAGTATGATTCTGTCCTTGCGATGCTTGGTGTTCGTTAAAGACATTGGTTCTTTTGTAAATAGGAATAGACAAGAACCTTACAACAAGTGTATTCCCGTCTATTCCTATACAATCTTGCAAACTTCTATCACCGCATTTGATGTCGCCGATAACCTTATTGACAACATACTCTTTTTCAATAATTGCCTTCATTCGTAGTATTATTGGGTTTATTCTTCAATATCTCGGCAAGCAGTCCTGTCGCCTCAATATACTTTAGAATCTCTTCCTCGCCTATCCAGTCGAGTGTTTCCTCAATGCCAATCTCTGAAACGAGTTTGCCCTTGCCGTGGTATTCAACCACGTCTTCAATAGGAATCAATTTCAATAAATCCCTTGTTTCAATGTCTTTATAAGCGTGCATAAGCTCCAGTTTTAAAATTTAGTGGTGCCACCTGGGATCGAACCAGGGCGCAAGGATTTTCAGTCCTCCGCTCTACCGACTGAGCTATGGCACCTGATAAATCATCATTTCAAGACAATTGATGTTAAACCAAATGGTTGATACATTCTTTTTCTTAAAAGAGAGTATTGATGTATTGATGTATTTCGTATCTTTGTACTGTTGTAACAACAATACAAGAATGGGCAACTGGAGCGAAAAGCAGAAGGAAAAGGAAGAAGGCAAAGAAAAAGAAAAGATAAGCAGGGAAACACTCGGCAAATATTTTTATGACTTATCAAAACTTTCTTTTACTGCTCTATTTTTAGGTGGTGGAGTATCTTTAGTGTTGGATTTCCAAAACATCAATTACTGGATACTTGTTTCCTTTGGTGCTTTTACTTCTTTCATATTTGCGTATATTGGTTATAAAATACTTAAAAGATAATAGTTATGAATGGATTAACAATAATATTCATGTTTACCAGTGTCATAGGAGCCGGGATAGCAATATGGCTCAACACCAAGAAGGGTAAAAAATGGCTTGCAAGCCTTTGACAGTTGCGATTTGCCCTATTTACCTATCCTTGAGCCATTGGAAACAGCTTGCAAATAATACAATACCAGTGCGCCCATAAGGCAATTCGATTGCCAACATCGCGTTATTGTTATGGGCTATATTGTCATCCTGCACCTTGCAGGGTACAAGATGGATTGTTTTCACATAAAGTAAATTCCACGATTTACCGACAAGAAATTGTCTAACTGATTATTTTTACAACGACATGAGTTTGACCCTTCCTCACAGCATTATGTCGTTGGTAAGTTGTGCCTATTCACCTCGATTTGGTTTTCAGCAGAGGAAACTTACAACCTCCATTTACCAATAAGTCATAGAACTCTTCTCTTATAGTTCCCAGTCTCCCATCAAAGGGCAGGCTCAAAGGCCGGACTGGGTGCCGGGAAGTCCCAGCTTTATAGTTTTTGGTTTGACTTTCAAATGGAGAGTATTCGCCCGGACGGTTGGCTTCGCATATACGCGTTTCTATGCAATGCCCCAGCTTCTTTTGCCCGGTAAGAGAAATACCTTCTTGCGAATTACTCTTATTTAGTCACCTACGTAGTGGGCTCCAAACCTTCCGGTACTGTTTGGATTGTAATACGCAGATGCAGGAATGTCTAAACTGTCATAGCGACTTCTCTTTGCAGGAATGACATTTATATATTGAGAATTTATCTCTTGCAATCGCTTTCTCTCAGCATCCTTATCGGCTTCCATCTCTTGTTTAATTTGCAAAGCTCCTATCCTTGTAGAGATTCTAAACTTTGCCATTTTCCAAGACTTTTTCAAAGACTCAGCCCAAGTATATTTACCAGTCTTATAAAGATTGTGAGCCGTTTTCATAATTTCTGATAAATTGTACTTTTTCATTTTAGCGTTTATTTTAAGTGAAACATTACTTTGAAAAATCAATCTTTATCTCTATATTTGGAGTATTGATTGATTGATGATGCAAATATAATCACAATTGAGATAACAAACAATCACAAAACCCTGTTTATTATCTCATTTGAGATTTATTAACTTTTATATTGATTGTTATGATAGAAAGAATTAAAGCTATTGTTAGCTATTACGGCATGAGTGACAGGGCTTTTGCTCTAAAATGTGGTATTAAACAGAATACATTCAGCAACCAAGTAAATGGTGCAAGAGAATTAAGTTTATCTACGGTTAACGCCATACTAATCTCATTCGAAGACATCTCATCTGAATGGCTTATTAGAGGGAAAGGTGAAATGCTTAATTCAAAGAATCAATCAAAAGACGAAAATACAGAACGTATTTCTCGGTTGGTAGATACTATCGCCACACTCCAGGGCACAATCAATGAACAATCGAAAACAATTCAAGTATATGAAGACAAGGTTCGCAAACTAAACGGCGAGCTAACAATGCTGAAAAACGAACGCAATATCAGATAATTATGAATAATGATATAATAAACATTATCCTTAATCACTGGGATAAAATAATGCTTTTAATCAGCGTATTATGTTTCTTTATTAATGAAATGTTTAAATCAGCACTAAAGAAAAAAGAAATTGCGTTTTCTGTAAGCCATAATGAAGTATTAAAATCTATAAATAATTATATCGAGGCGTACTTTAATTATCGAACATCAATGAAAAATTTCCCAATAGAATTTTTAAAACCTAATTATCCAGAAAATGAAATAGATAGAATAGTAACTACACCATTCAACAGGTTAAAATGTTGTGACTTTGCACTATCTCTCTATTTAGATAAAAAACTGTATTCTCAATATAATGAAATAACAAAAAAAGCTATGTATTTAAAGGATAAGCTACATATAATATTAAGTGATAAAAAAAACGAGAAAGAATATCCAAATACATACAATAAAGAGTTTACTACTTTTGAAAAAGATGTAAATAAATTATTAGATAATGCTTTTGAAGAAACAAAACTAATAATCTGGAATAATAAAAAAAGAAAATGGTCTATCAATCTATTGAAAAAGAAGAAACAACAAGAGATTATGGCACCAGCAGAACAAACGGTAATTAGTTCTAGTAGTATTCCAATGTTAGTAAATGCCATAACTACTCTTCAAAAAACAATCAATGAGCAGTCAAATACTATACAGTTACTTGAAGAGAAAGAGAGAAAGTTAAACGGCGAGTTGGCAATGCTGAAGAATGAACGTAATATCAAATAATATATCCAATTATAAATAACACAATTAAGTACAATATATACTATGAAAGGACTTAAATTAATGACAATACGAATTCCTGTATTTACGACAAAAATAGAGGAAGAGGAAATTTCTCTATTCGATATCGATAGAGAAGAAATGGTCAGAATTGTATGCGAAAAAATTAAAAAATTCAAATGCTCAAGCACAAATAAAATTGTATTAGAAAATGGAAGTAAGAACTACACCCATGAGATCGTAAAGCTTGATGCTCAAAGAAAAGATATGCATGGAAGTCCAGTTGTATTCATTAAAATGAGTGCACATAAAACTAATTTAAGTGATGGATATATTGAGACGTCAGAGAAAATACCTATGACAAAGGATGTTAAAATAGGTAGTGATCATCACTATATAGTAATGTACCCTATGACTATAAAAGGAAGAACAAAATTTAAAAGACACTGGAATATTTTTATATACGACGATCCAAACAAAGATAGTCAAGAATTTATTCGCATGGTTAAAGAAATGATAAAACGTGTATTAAGTCTAAGAATTTGTAATCTCAAAGCTAAGGATTTTGAAGAAGAACTAAAAGAATATTCCATTATTAATAATGTAACTGCAAATTTTCAAACTGTTGAATTTACTAACAATATACATGATGCAAATTTTAATGACTATATTGTTGCGGGTAAAATTTACAGTAAAAAAGAATTTAATTTAGCTAAAATACCATCAAGCAAAATCATAGATATAATAAATGATGATGGAGACATCACAATTAAAAAGAAAATCTTCAATATTCCACTGGGAAAAAAAGAATATAAAGTTAGCCAAACTATAAGAAAGGATTATCAAAAAGCTAAAACGAAATATGCTTTATTGATTGAAAGTTTATTCAATGAGAGCATTTCCATAACAGAAGATGAATATAATACTAAACTTTATGATGATAAATTTGTAATAGATAAATTAGAAAGTGTTGTTACAAACTATATGAGTTAAATATGAATACTTTAATTAATGACATTAGCAGTTTTAATTTAGCTATATTTGGAATAGGTATAACTATATTCACAGTTATTTATTCTTTTATTGCCAATAAAAAGGAATATATGAATGAAATAGCAGATTTTATTACCTCAGGAAAAGCTTGTCCAGAAACAAAAGCTAAATATAGAATAGCAGAAAACTACGTCCAAAAGCAAAAGAAAGCCAACAAAGCAATTGCTTCTATTTCAGTAGCTTCTCTATTTATCTATGTACTGTGCCAACTCTACATACATTGTTTATCAGAAAATATTATTTTTGAACGAATTATATTAATGATGGATGGTATTTTAGTAATTTACCTATTCGTTAACCTATCACGTTTTTTCACTTCATACTTTAGATATCTAAGATAAAAACCAATAACCAATAATTAACTCTGAACATAAAAACATACAATTATGAAGAAAATTACATTATCATTACTTGCATTATTGCCAACATCATTATTCGCACAAGCTCCAGCTAGCACAAACGGTGGAGACTATAGCGACGTCTTATTCTTTTTGATAATCTTCTTAGTTATATTCATTGTATGCCGGGAACTCCTATGCTGGTACTGGAAAATCAATAAAATGGTTTCTAACCAAGAAGAAATCATACGATTACTAAGAAAAATCGCAGATGAAAGCAATGCACCAGTAAATGACAATAAATTAGGAGAAGAAAAAAGAAATATTCTAAAAGAATTAGGAGACAGTACAAAATTCACGGTTACTGGGAAATAAGATATGATAGCACGTAACAGAATATAATCCATAACAACTAAGCCTATGAGAACATTCAGAACAGCAGACCCAGAGGATGAAAGAGAATATCCCGAATTCATCACGTCAGAACATAGGGATAATATAATCAATAGCATTCTTAAAGCCTCAAAAGGAAATAAAGAAGTTCATTTTGAATATGAAGATATACCTAATCCGCTAATCAGCGAACAACAATTTGAGATTATAATAGAAGGTCTTGTTGAGAGAGGCTTATTAAAGAAAATTGGTTATGACGATTATCTGATAAAAGACGGATTACACATACTAAAAGAGAAAGGTGGTTTCAGTGCTGAGCTGGACTTATTCAAAAGAAATATTGAACTCATCTACCAAAATTTAGATGAAGAAGAAAAAAGCAAGCTTCAAGAATTCTTCAAAAAAGCCAACCCAGCGCTTGAGAGTGCATCGAATGTAGTAGAAATTGCGAAAGCTATCTTTAGCGTATCATCTCTATTACTCTGA